TGGACTTCTACTGACGATCCGTCTGCCGACTATGTGTCTGTTCCTTTGTCGTTTTCTACTATTGAGACGATTGTGCCGTTTATTAGTGGCGGCGATGTCACGTTTATGGTTGAGCCGTCGAGTGGTGATTCTGATAGTGTCAGGTCGAGGTATATTGGCGTCTATCTGAATCGTTTGTGGCGTTCACATGAGTTTGATGGCGCCCCTAAGGTGCGTCAGTCGACTCACGATTTCCTGTTGTATGGTGATGGTTTCTTAGAGGTACAGTTTGATATTGTGGAACGGGTGAAGCGTGGCCCTGACGGGAAGGCTATCCCTGGTTCTGGTAAAAAGATGTTGAAGTTGTCGATTGAGCATGTGTCGCCATGGGATGTGTGGATTGATCCGAACGCTTCGTCGCTGACTGATGCAAGATGGTATGTGAAACGTGTAACGTTACCTTTGGACGTGTTGAAGGAGGATAACCGCTACTCGAACGTGTCTAACATTTCTGCCGATCCTGCCGAATTGGACATGATGGATGGACGGTTGCACCGTACAGAATCTTTATCCGAGTTGAATAAGACTGAAGATTATGTGTCGGTGTACGATTTTTATGATGCTGATAAGCGTCTGCTGATTTCGTTTACTCAGGATTCGGATTTGCCTTTACGTTGGATCGAGGATGTTTCGCCGATGATGATTCATATGCCGAACCATCCGATCCCCAATTCGCCTTGGCATTTGGGTGAGATTGAACAGGTGAGCGCTTTGCAGGACGAGTTGAATAAGACTCGTTCGCAGATGATTACACATAGACGCAGGAATGCTCCTAAGTATATGTATCGTGATGACCTTCTGTCTCCTGAAGCTGTGGATGCTTTGCAGAGTAGCGTTGTGAATGCTGGTATTCCTGTTTCGTCTGATACTCCGTTTGACGATGTGGTAAGGGTGTTGGCGCCGACACCGCTCACAGGTGAACACTATCAGATTTCGGATATGATCCAGTCTGATATTTATGAGATTACTGGAGTCAACGAATATCTGCGTGGTACTGTACCGTCGCAGGCTAGGACGGCTACTGAGGCGTCTATCGTTGAGGGTGGCGCCAACATTAAGGTTCGTGATAAGTTGCGTATGGTGGAGCACGCTGTCAGGCAGGTTGGGCAGTTGCTGCTTGATATTACGGCTGAAGCTATCCCTGCCACCGACTTTAAAGAGATGACACAGTATTTGACTGGCCGTGAAGCTGAAGCTGTGTTGCGTGCGTCTGGCGCTGACGTGTATAACGAAAGCGGGCAGCCGCTTGACGCAATGTTGCAGGCTTCTCCTGGCCTGTTTGTCGGCGAGTATGAAGTGTTCGTGGAGAAGGGGTCTACCGAGTTGCGTGACCCGCAGTTCCGTGAACAGAAGTACAAGGAGATGTTTATGGTGTTGTCGCAGGCGTTTCCGCTGCTACAGCAGGCTGGTGTGCAGTTGAATTTGAAACGTGTGTTGGAGTTGTGGTTGGAGTCGGCTGGCGTCACAGATATTGACGGTATTTTCCAGGCTCCTGACGTGCAGTCGCCTGACGTACAGGCGATCATGCAGCAGCTACAGCAGCAGGCGCAGGGGCAGCCACAGGGCGCCCCACAGCCACGCTCTGAGGGGCTTATGGGGAAGGCCGCACAGTCTGCTGGCACCCCCAACCAGTTCGGTGTCGGACCGCCACAGGCGCCAATAACCGATCAGAATTCTAGAATGTTGCCACCGCAACTGTAAAAGTTAGACAATTTGTATAGTATATAGAGAGGAAACTCATATTTGAGTCTCTTAGAAAGGAAAAGGAATGGTAACCAAATCAGAATTCCCAAGCATAGATGACGCATTCGCTGCTGCTGAGGCGGAGTTAGAAGACGACGAAGCTGTAGAGCTTCCAGTCAACGAAGACCCTTCTGTCGAAGAAGAAGAAACTCCCGTTGAAGACGTAGACGAAGAAGCGGAATCTGATGACGACGAGGAACAGTCTGACATCGAGGATACCGAGAAAGAAGCACCATCGAAGCTGTCGGAGCTTTTGAAAGAGGAAACTGAGGAACCTGAGGCTCCTCCGTCTCTGGAATATAACGACGACATGGTTGTCGATGTGCCTGATTTCGGTCAAATGACTCTCAAAGAGTTGCGTGAAGGAAATCTGCGTCAGAAAGACTACACTCAGAAAACTCAGGAACTTTCCGAACAGCGTAAGAGCCTAGAAGACGCTGAAACTTTGTGGAGTTTGATGCAGGAAGATGCGGTGGGTACGATTGCCCGTCTCGCCGTTAATGCTGGCCTGCTCGACGAATCCACATTGGAACAGCTTCCGACAGGAAAACCTGCGCCTGTTGTTAAGAACACTGAGCCAGAACCTAACATTGAAGAACTTGTTGCACGTAAAGTGGAGGAGGTTCTCGGTTCGAACCCTGAGATTGGTCGGTTGAAGCAGGATGCCCAAGTGCAAAAGATCATGAGCGAATTTGATCGTATCGAGAAGGCTTACAACGTTTCGCTAGACGAAGACGATAGAGTGGCTATCGCACAGAGAGCGGTCGCAAATAAGGAAGGCTTGGAGCTAACTTATTTGAAGGCGCAAAGACAGTTAGACGAATTGACGGCTAACAAACAGCGTATCGAAAAGTCTGCTACTAAGCAGCGAACGGTACGTGCGCCTCGGGTCGACATGACTGGCGAGAAACCAAAGTCTATTGAAGAGGCTGCGGAATGGGCGTTGGCTGAACTCGGATAATCTTATGATGAAAGGAGGAAATTTTGGCTGGTAATCCTGATTTTGATACTTTTGCGTCTTCGACGATTGACAAGTATCTGCCAACTCTGGTGGATAACGTGTTTACGTCTAAGCCGATGCTGTGGATCATGCAGACTGGCGGGCACATTAAGAGTGTCGATGGTGGCGCACATCTGAACGTTGAACTTCTGTATGCGGCTGCCAAGAACGTCGGTTCGTATGCGGGTTCTGATCCTTTTGCGACAGAAGATGACGAGGAAGTTACCATTGCACAGTTCGACTGGAAACAGTATTATGGACTGTTTAAGATTGATGGTATCACTGAGGCTAAGAACTCTGGTTCTAAGACGAAGATTCTCGATATTCTGCGTACTAGGGCTAAGGTTGTGGAAATGACCATTTCAGAAAACCTGGATCAGATGTTCCTTGGTGACGGTACTGGTAACGGCGGAAAGGATTTCTTGGGTATCAAGAAGCTCGTTTCGACTGGTGATCTTGGCGGGATCGCTACTGCTACGAATACGTGGTGGAAGGCGAACGTCGACGCTACGTCGGAGACTATGGCAACTTGGACCCTGGGGGGTATGGCGAACTTGTTTAATACATGTTCGGAAGGTAATGACCATCCTACCCATATTCTGACTGACCAGGACGAGTTTGAGGCTTTCGAAGGTCTTTTGACTTCGAACGCACGTTATCTCGATCCTATGATGGCAGATGCTGGTTTCCAGAACTTGCTGTTCAAGGGTGTTCCTGTCACGTTCGACAACTATGTTGACGACGGTTATCTCTATATGTTGAATATGGACTATATCGACTTCTACAAGTTGAACAACGTTTGGTTTACGCCTTCGGAGTTTGTGACTCCCGCTAACCAGGACGTGAGGTATAAGTACCTGAAGCTGTACGGGCAGATGGCTATTTCTAACCGTAAGCGTCAGGGCGTCCACACTGGTCTGACTGACTAAGTGACTTGAATATGGGGAGGGTTCCCGCCGCAGGGTAGGGTAAAGAGTTGTGTTCGCCTTCCCCATATTCCTTGGAGGATGATGTGGATTTAAAAGAGTATTATGAGTCGCATGGTATGAAGGTTTCTCGTGAGCGTTTACGTGAGGGGGAAGGCCAGGGTAATGCGGCGGAAAGTTTTGGCCTTGCACCTTTTGCGCCTAGTTTTTGTCAAGGGGTGAAGGCTGACGGGTCGGCTTGTAGGGCTAGACCTGTCAAAAATAATGTGTTGTGTTGGTTTCATTTAAGGCAGGTAGAGGCAAGTGACGTTATCTGAGATTCAGGCTGCCGTTAGGCGGCAAACTGTTGTTGCGACAACTACAATAGACTCTGCGACGTTGACTGCGATGATTAACGAGGGCTATAGGACGGTTGCGGTGTCGGCCCGTTGGCCCTGGCTTCTTACGTCTGATTCGTTGGATGTGGTTGCTGACACTAGAGAGTATGCGCTGTCGTCTGTTTTGACTAATAACGATTTCATGTGGTTGCATTCTGTGTTTAGGAATGGTGTGGATGACGGTCTTTTGTCCGAACTGTCTTATACCCAGTATTTGTATAAGTATGGTGGTGACCCTGATAGTGGTAGCCGTGCCTATTCGTTTTATTTGAGAGATGATGACACTCTCGGTTTGGTTCCTGTTCCAGATACGACCAAGACGGACGCATACACGATCAACTATTATAAGCTGCCGACCGATCTGTCGGGCAGCAGCGATACACCAGAGTGGACTTCTACGCTACATCACATTCTGGTAGATTATGCTGTGTCGAAGGTGTGGGAACAACAGGAATATTTCGACGAACGAGACAATGCGTTCAAAATGTTCGCTTTTGGTGTGAACGAGTTGAAGCGTTTTTACCGTATGCGTTCACAGGATAAGCCTCTGATTGTTGGTGACGGTGGCGGAGGCAACCTCTACACGAACCGTGCCGATCTGGTACAGAATTTGCCATTCGGGTAGGTGTCATGAATAACCCTATCCAGGTAAAACGCATCGAAGATTTTTCAGGCGGTATGACAAACAGTCGTATCGCTGCTTTCAGCATCGACGAAACTAGTTTTTCTACTATCAAAAACATGTTCTATTCTGAGGATGGCGCCTTGGAGGCCCGTGGTGGCTTGCAGGATGTTATTACTGCTTTCAATGCTAGCACAATATATGTTGAGGCGTTTAGTGTTTGGGAGGACAGTAGTGGAATTGTCTGGAATGTGATGATTGACAATAAGGACGATTTGTATATTTCGTC